TCGGCACTAACGGTGGCGATTTGACTTGGCAAGCAATCACAGACCTAGTTAAAGAAGTTGAAGTAGACAATGCCGCCATTAACGGCAACACATTGGCCTATCTGACTAACCCAAAAGTGAAGTCACATATGGCATCAACTTCTAAGGTAGCATCAACAGACAGCATTATGCTTCTGGAAGCACCTTATAACAATGTTTACGGTTACAACTTGGCAACCACAAACAACGTACCATCAGACCTAACTAAAGGCACACTATCAACTGCATCTGCGTTGATTTTCGGTGACTTTAGCCAGCTAATGATGGGCTTCTTCTCTACTCCTGATATCCTGATTGACCCATATACAGGCGGTTCATCAGGTGCAGTACGCATCCGCGTCATGCAAGAGATGGACATTGCAGTGCGCCACGCACAGTCGTTTGCGGCTTGCTTGGACATTGATGCCTAAATATAAACAGCAGGGGCGGTATCAGCCGCCCTTGCTATCTTTATAGGGGATTGTGATGAAGGTAAAAGTTACACGCACTTGCTTAGTGCAGGGCAAAGAGGTTACTGCTGGCGATGTTATAGATTTGCCAGATAACATTGGCCTTGATTTAATTAACATTGGCAAGGCGCAGCCGCACGATGATACTAGCATCACTGACCGCGCAGTAGGCTTAACAAGAAAATCTGCTGGCGCAATTGTCAAAAGAGGCAAGAAAAAATGAAGGTTTACATCAAAGAAGATTGCGTAGGCGATGGCAAGGCTTTGGCAAAAGGCAAAGAATATGATTTGCCCAAGGCTATAGCAGAAAAGCTTATAGCCAGAGGGTTTGCATCAAAGGATGCGCCAGTTAAAAAGGTTAAGGCTGAAAGCGCAGAGTAATGGCTGTAGAAACCGCAGATGATAGAGCTATATTTTTTAGCACTGATGATTTTGGCATTACTGCCGTTTATTTTCCGCTGGCTGGGGGGCAGTCTAACGTTAAAGGCATTTTTGATAGCGAGTTTATCGAAGTGGATGTAGGCGGTAATGTAGGCGTGGCGATGCAACAAAAAAGATTTGTATGCAGAACAGCAGACGTAGCTAATGCAGCAGAAAACGACCAGTTCCGCATAAACGGGTTAGACCACTTTGTTAGAATAGTGCAAGATGATGGCACTGGCATTACAACTTTTGTTTTAGAAGTACCAGCTTAATGGCGCACGTTAGAAAACAGATTAGGGATGCAGTAGTTACAGCGTTAACTGGCTTGTCTACTACTGGCAGCAATGTTTACCGCAGCCGCGTTTTCCCATTAGAGAAGGCTAAGCTACCAGCTTTAGCTGTTTTTAGTAAATCAGAGGCGGTTGAGTTCGATACGTTACACATACCGCGTTCTATAAATAGGGTTTTAGAAATTGGCGTAGAGGCGTTTGTTACTAATATGACAAACGTAGATAACACGCTAGACACTATTGCTGTAGAGGTAGAGGAAGCCTTAGCAGCAGATGTAACGCTTGGTGGCTTGGCAAAAGATTTACAAGTTACCGCGTTTGAAGCGGATTATAGTGGCGATGGTGAAACCACGCTTGCTATAGCCCGTTTCACTGTTGAGGTGCAATACCGCACACTTGAAAATGACGTAGAAACTGCCGCTTAATAGGAGATTTTTAAATGGCAACTTTAGTGGGTAAAGACGGTGTTGTTAAAATCGGCAGCAACACTATTGGCGAAATTCGCACATATTCTTTAGAGCAAACAATGGATGTTATCGAAGATAGCAGCATTGGCGATACAGACCGCACTTATACTAGCGGCCTTAAATCATTTAGCGGCTCTATGGATGTATATTTTGACGATACAGACACAGGCCAGCTAGACGTACAGGTAGGCGATACAGGCACTATTGCGGTGCAAGTTGAGGGCGATACCAGTGGCGATCACCAGCTATCAGGCTCTATTATTGTAACAGGGCGCACTATCAACGCATCATTCGATGGGATGGTAGAAGCTTCGGTTTCATTCCAAGGCACAGGCGCACTTTCAGAAGGTACTGTCTAAATTATGTCTATTGGTAATCAGATTGCGGCTAACCGCAATAAAGAAAGGCGCGTTATCGAAGTTCCCGAATGGGGTGATGATGCGCCAGTTCTTTTGTATGTTGGAGCGATTACTGCTGGCGATATTTCTAAGTTACAAAGAAAGCACAAAGACTTTCTTAATAACATGACTATCGATGGCATGATTGACCTGATTATTACAAAGGCAGAAGATGCAGATGGAAACCGCGCTTTTACGTTAGAAGATAAAGCAACGTTGATGCGCGAGCCTGTCAGCCTCATAGCCGATATCGCTGGCAAGATGTTTGGCGATATTGTGGAGATTGAGGAACAGGAAAAAAACTAAAAAGCGATCCGTTAAGGCTTAACATTATGGCTTTGGCGGATCGTTTACACAAAACTCAAGGCGAGATAGAAGAGTTGAGCCTATCAGAGTTTAACGAGTGGATTGCTTATTTCAAGGTGGTAGAAGATGGCGCAGCCAAATCTTAAATTTAAAATTACTGCCGTTGATGTAACGCAAAAAGCTTTTAGCGCAGTGCGTAGAAGTTTGGCTAGAGTAAGCAAAGCTTTATTCAGCTTTAAAACTTCTATAGCTGCTGTTGCTGGTGCGGCTGGTCTGGGCTTGCTGGTAAAATCTTCTCTAGACAGCATAGACCGCATTTCCAAACTATCCCGAACACTAGGCATATCTGTTAGAGATTTGCGAAAACTAGAGCTTGCAGCAGATTTATCTGGCATCCAGATAGATACGCTTGCCAGAGGCGTTAGAACGCTAAATAAAGGCATGATTGATTTTGTGCGCGATGGCACAGGCGAAGCTGTAGACGCTTTTGATGCTTTAGGAATTTCTGCCGATGATTTGAATGGCGTAATGGGTGACCAGTTCAAAGTATTGGAATTGATTGCCGATAGGTTTGAGAGCGTACAAAACAGCGCAGAGCGTTCTGCTATAGCTCAACAGCTATTCGGTGGCAGGGCATCAGAGCTATTGCTGGTGCTAGAAGAGGGCAGCGAAGGTTTAAGGCGCATATCTAAAGAGGCCGCAGATTTTGGCCTTTTATTATCTGCTTCTACAGCCAGAAACGTAGAAGAAGCTAACGATGCATTTACGCGGCTAGGCAGCTTGTTTACAGGCTTGCGTGATACCGTAGTGGGCGCACTTGCACCAGCATTTCAGCTTGTAGCAGATACAATTAGAAACAAGTTACTTGCCGCCATTAAAGATGCTGGCGGTGTAGAGGAGTTCGGCAAAAATCTAGCTAGAAGCATAATAATCGCTACGCGCGATGCTAGCGCGGCTATGATAAAATTTGCAAATATCCTAATCGGTCAAATTAACAATATTTTAAAAGGCTTTGACCAGTTAGAGCGTTTTTTTGGAGGCGGGATAACCAGCGCAGAGTTTGATAAATCTTTTAATGATTTAATTATGAAATTTGAAAAATTAAGCGGCATGAACGGTTCGCAGAATTTTTCTGATGCGATGGCAGAAATAAAGCTATCTTTATCCCGCCTTGCTGACCCTGCTAACAGAACAGCAGAAAATATTGCTTTAGTAAGTATGGAATTAGAAAATTTAGCTAATCGCAATATAAGCGCAGTTGCAGTTGTAGGCACGTTAAGAAGCAGTTTAGAAGAATTGCAAAGCCAAGCAGGGAATGTGCGCGAAGAAACTTTGCAGCTAGGCACTATAACTTTAAGCACTAATGATGCTTTTAACAGGCTTTTAAATTCTGTTGAGAACATGAACACCGAATTAGGTGGTTCTGGCGGCTTGGCAGAAAGCACTAACACTGCGGCAATAGGCACGAAAATTCTTTATGATGAGTTTGGCGATTTATCTAGCGCGGTAGGTGATTTATCCCCTAAGTTACAGCTCACAAAAACTGCTTTAGAACAGTATGAAGATGCATCGCATCAAGTAGGCAAAAGCTTAGACCAGCTTGCAGTAAATAGCTTAAACAAGTTAGAAGATGCGTTTGCTGGAATGGTCACTGGCACTATGTCTGCAAAAGAAGCCTTTAGAGGTATGGCTAATAGCATACTATCTGATTTAGCCCGTATAGCCGCGCGTAAGGCGTTAGGCAGCATTATGGGCGGTATGGGCGGTGGCGGCAATCCACTAGGCGCATTATTTGGCGGCTTTAGAGCTAATGGCGGTGCGGTATCGGCTGGTAAGGCGTATATGGTCGGGGAGCGCGGTGCAGAAATGTTCGTGCCTAATCAAAGCGGCACTATAGTTCCTAATAACGCTATGGGTGGCGGTGGCGGTGTAACCGTAAACCAAACCATCAATCTAACCACTGGCGTAGCGCAGACAGTCAGAACAGAGGTGATGAATATGTTGCCGCAGATACAAAACGCAGCTGTTTCTGGCGTATTAGACGCTAAAAGGCGTGGCGGTTCATTCGGCACAGCATTCGGGGCATAAACGATGGCAATAACTTATCCGCTAACATTCCCCACATCAGGCGTGGCAAGTATAAATCTTATGGCGCGTAATGTCATAGGCTCTACATCATCGCCTTTTAATCTTAAACAGCAAATCCATAAACACGCAGGGCAACGCTGGGAAGCAGATATATCGCTGCCGCCTATGAAACGCGCACAAGCAGAAGTTTGGATTAGCTTTTTTATGAAGCTATACGGCTCTTATGGCACGTTTACTATGGGCGATCCTAATGCGGCTACACCGCGCGGCACTGCGGCTAGTACGGCTGGAACGCCAGTAGTAAATGGCGCATCGCAAACTGGTGACACGCTAAACATAGATGGCTTGCCTACATCAGAAACAGGCTACTTACTTGCTGGCGATTATATACAGCTAGGCACTGGCACTAGCGCACAACTGTATAAAGTGCTTGATGATGTAGATACAAACGCTTCTGGTGAGGCAGCACTAACTATCTGGCCTGATTTACGCAGTAGCCCTAGCGATGGGGCTACAGTGGTCGTTAGCAGCGCGGTTGGCTTGTTTAGATTAGGCACTAATGTAACAGACTGGCAGATTAATCAGGCTGGCTTTTACAGCATGACATTTGGGGCGATAGAGGCACTATGACACGTTCACTAGGCACTGATTATATAAATGCATTATCGGCTGATGAAGTGCAGCCGTTTTTTGCAGTAGAAATGGATTTTTCTGGCGGTGCTATACGTCTTTGGACAGGCTATGGTAATTTGACCATTGATGGCGATACTTATTCTTCTGCTGCGGATTTTATGCAGTTAACTACCGTAGATGAAACATCAGAGATTAAGGCTACAGGAATTAACGTGCAGCTATCGGGCATCCCGTCTAATCTTTTATCGGCAGCTTTATCCGAAAACTATCAGGGCAGGGATATTACGCTTTACTTCGGAACATTGGATAACAATGGCAGCATAAACGATACGCCTTATGTGCTTTTCAAAGGCCATATGGACGTTATGAACATAGCAGAAAATGGCGATACTGCTACCGTTAATATAACTGGTGAAAGCCGACTAATAGATTTGGAAATTGCCAGAGAGA